AAAATATGCCGAGGACATAAGGTTTGTAAAGAGTATAAGGGGTGACGGAGGGACAGAATCAAGGAAACCTGTTGGTGCAATAGGTGAAACTGTACTGATTGACTACCTTAGGGGTAAGGAAGTAGATGTAATTGATAACAGGGAGGGTAAGGACGCAACAAAATACGATCTTCTTGTAAACGGAAAGAAGGTAGAAGTCAAGACAAAAGATAGGACAGTAGCCCCCAAGTCATATTATGAGTGTTCAGTACCTTTATACAACCATACTCACCAGATACCAGATTGGTTTTACTTTATCTCATTATATAGGGAAGGTAGTAAATACAAGAAGGCATATATACTGGGTGGTATAACATATAAGGAGCTTGAGGATGAGGGTATAGTAATGATGGATGGAGATGTAGATACCAGAAATGGTTGGGCGTGTAATGAATCGTGCATAAACATAACAATCAATAAGCTTGTATCAAATACAAGCATGTTAAACCTATTAAAGTTATGACCAGAAAGACTGTAAAGAAGAGGGGTAACAGCAATACCACCAAGGTAACAACAGGATCAAAGTTTGAAGCCAAGCATCACAGGGAAGTAAGGAAGGCTGCAATGAAGGTAGATTTTCAGTCAGGATTATTAACAAGGGGGCAGATCTGCGACAAGTATGGAGTATGGAGATCTACACTGTCCAAGTATGAGAACTCAGGAGACTGGGCTTATGCCAGCAAAAGGGAAGCCGCACTTGCTTCTATGCACACAAAAATGATCCAGAAGTATTCTGAGGGAAGGGCAACATATTCTGACCAGCATCTTGAGGAACTTAATACCCTGAAGGATAGTGTGTTGAATGCAAAGAGCAAGGAGGATCTTGAGTTATGGGTCTTAAAGGCAGAGGCAGTAATGAAGATAATAAGGAGTGAGAGGATTGCACTTGCTATGCCGAATGAGTACAAGTATATAGAGCAGAAGAATGAGAATGTATACAGGGTTGAAGATGCACTCAAGGAGCTGGATGTACAGATGGGGCAACCCAAGAAGGAGCCAATAATTGATGGAGAATTTTCTCACTCAGTAACTGACAATCCTCTTTCCCCAGCCGATGTTGTGCCCGACAGTAATTAGGTACGTGACAGCTTTTATTGTGGTTTATTCATATATCAGTTTTTTTGATAAGTGGAATGCGTTTTTTTATGGAGGGTAAGTACGTACATACATATAGGGATGGTAACGTAGCCTGTCCTCATTGTGTTAATTCAAGTGATATTATTTATGTTCACGGACATGCACAATGTGTATGTTGCAATACAATTATAGAACCTTGTTGTGATGGAGAAAACAACCATGAAGAAGAAAGTAAAGAAGGCTGGGAAGTACAGTAAGGAAACAAACGATCAGATAGATGAAGCTAGGGAACAGCTTGCTGTTATGCTGTGTTCAGCAGCAGTATCGTGGAAGACTGGTATTTCATTCTCTCAATTGATGGGTAACAGTGTAAAGCAGAGGTTAAGGCCGGATGATTTTTGGCTGGAGATGGCAGATGTTACTGGCAATGTAATGGGAATGGTTGAAGATGTATCCGAGGAAGCTATAGCAGAAGAGGAATCAAAAAATGCAACTATCAATTAATAAGGGGAAGTGTGCCCATTGTAGTAAGGACTTACCTCCTAGAAGATCGAGATTCTGCACAAACACATGTTCAAGACAATATGGTATAGATAGGGCGAAGAAGATAAGGGCAAAGTATAAACTGCAGAAAAAGAAATGTGGGTCATGCGGGGAAATATTCCAACCGAAGGTAGCCAAGCATGTATTTTGCAGTATTCCATGTTGGACTGATTTTAATGCAGAAAAGATTGCAGAGAAGAGAAGAGAAGCAGCCGCTAAGAAACCTAAGACTATTGGGAGAAGAAATTTTAAGAGACAGCATCTACTTCATATAGAAGGTGTCAAGCCTGTATGTGTCAGGGAGACGGAGTTCACAAAGGCAACTACACCTGAGAGAGTACAGCTACAGAGTGCAGTAGAGCAATATCTTGCAGATGGCGGACTAATAAAGAGATATGTAATTCAACCTGTATATAATACTGAGGAGGACGTTTTGCATTGGGGTATAACCGAGAGAGATGAAGATGAAATTACAGAGAGGTATAAATGAAGAATCTTAAATTTGACACCGGAGTATATTTTTGTGGTATTGACCCCGGATTTTCTGGAGCAATTGCAATATTGGATTTTAATTCTGACATTGTTCATTATATGGATATGCCTGTATATACTATCTTGAAGAAGAGGGTACTTAATGAGCCAGCAATATGTATGATATTTCGCAAGTATAAACCTATGATAGTAGGAATAGAGAAGGCACAGACTATGCCCGGTCAGGGGCTTGTATCTTCTGGCAGGTATATGGATTCATATGGATTCTTAAGGGGTATGTGTGTGGGAATGAAGTATCAATATCATTTAATACGTCCTACCAGTTGGAAAAAGAAAATGCTTTTTGATATGCCTAAAGATAAACATTCCAGTATAGTAAAGGTTGGTCAGTTGTATCCAGAAATAGAATTACTAAGAAAGAAAGATCATGGAATTGCTGATGCTATTCTTATTGCTAGATATATGATAAGCACAATTAGTCCTATTACGCTCCAACATCTCTCTCCCTATGATCATGAAGAACCTCCACCATCAGTAGCAAAATCCATTGAAGATCAGGTAATTGGAATTTAAGTAGTTGCTTTGTCCCTACCGATATGATTGAATTACTCATTTGGAAATATAGTATATATATTATACTTACTTGGGTAATCATAGAACATTGGGGACAGCCACATGGATACTGACGACCAAAATATGAAGGAGCTTATGAACAAGCTCCAGTCTCACGACACATATTTTCAATACTGCGTAAAGATACAAGAGTGGGGTACTAAGAAGTTAATCCCATTTAAGATGAATATAGTTCAGGAGATTCTGCACGGTATTGCCAGAAAGCAGATGAAGGAACATAATCATGTAAGGATTATTGTTCTGAAGGCTCGAAGATTTGGTATCTCCACATATGTACAGGCACGTATGTTTAAACGTGCAGCCACCCAGTTTAATCAATTAGTGCATATCTGCACTCATTCCAAGAATACAACTGCCGAGATGTTTGCCATGACGAAGATCATGGAACAGAACTATCCGGAAATAATCAAACCCCAGTCCCATTACTCAGGTAAGCAGGAATTAACTTGGGGGTCAAGTGATGGTAAGGGTTTAAATTCAAGATACAGTATGTCAACAGTTGAAGGATCAGAAGTTGTTGGTGCTGGTATTGATATGCTTCACTGTTCTGAAGTTGCACGTTGGGGTAGTAGGGCAAAGGAGTATGCAACCGGACTTATGAATTGTGTGGTACAGGGTTATGGTACAGAGATATGGATGGAGAGTACAGCAAAGGGTGTAGGTAATTACTTTGAGCGTGAGTACTGGAGGGCTGAGAAGGGAGGTAGTGGATTACAGACTGTCTTCTTTCCGTGGTTTATATTTGATGAATACAAGACTGAGTTGACTGAGGAGGAAATAAAGGGTGATAGTTTTAGTAAGTCCTTGGGAGAGAACCCTGTATTTGGTGGAGAGGAAGAGAGGGGGTTGCTGGGAGTGGAGGTTTCGTACTTAACTGATGACGGAATGCTGGAGTTTGAAGTAACATTGGAACATCTCAAGTGGCGGAGGGTTAAGATACTGTCCCCGGAATGTCAAGGTGATCTTAATTTATTCCATCAGGAATACCCAACTACTGCGAGAGAAGCTTTTGTGGCATCAGGAAGAACTGCATTTGATGCAGTAAACTTAACGAAGCTTTGGTTTAATGCAGAGGAGAGGGAGCGTGAGTCTCCACCTAAGAGATATGATGTGCCTGTTAATTGTTTTCAGGAAAGAGACGGCAGGGAGCAGATGAGGTATTATATGCAGAAGCTTCCTGATGGAGACCTCATGGTATATAATCCACCCCAACCTGAAAGGGAGTATAGGATAGGGGTAGATGTTTCTGAGGGAATAATGATTGATACTGGGTCTTCAGATTATTCAGTTGTATATGTACTGGATGCTGAGACTTATGAGGAGTGTGCAATATGGTGTTCAAGAATAGATCCTGATCTGCTTGCATGGATTGTAGTTACGATTGGTACTTGGTATAACAATGCGCTTGTTGCTGTTGAGAATAACAATCATGGTTTGTTGACCCTCAAGTTTTTATCCTCAGTCCATTCTTACGATAATATATATGTAGAGAAAGCATTGGATGAGAGGGGTCAGAGACAGAAGAAGAGATTAGGATTTAATACAAATGTCAAGACAAGAAAGATGATACTTGATTTACTTAGGAGATTAATAAGAGAGGAAGAGATTGAGCTTTACTCAAAGGCAACGATAGATGAGTTGCAGACGTTTGTAATACATAAGGATGGTAAGGAAGCAGCACAGCATGGTTGTCATGATGATAGGGTTATGTCTTTAGCGATTGCTGCATATATGTGTTACATGCATCCTTATCTCCCACGCATGATGTATTCTCCTCGTCCTGAGAACAGACGTACTGAATACTACGTAAAGCTGTAGTTTACAGTAAAAGATAATTTAGGTTGATTGAACATTTTATAATTTATATGGTAAAAATTGGATCATTCTAATATTAATCTATAAAGGAGCAACATGGCAGGAGCAGCAATAGCTAGAATTTTACTAGGATTAGCAGTAAAGGGTGCGAAAAAAACTAGCAAGAAAGCAGTAAAGAAACCAAAGACCGCAAAGGCTGCGAAACTATCAGCCGCAGATGATGCGAAGGCGGCAGCATATTGGGAAAAAAGACACCCACGAACCGGGAAGAAAATAGTTGACAAATTAGTTAAAGTCAAGAAAAAGAAATTTACTAAAGCAGAATTGGCGGCAATGAAGAAGACTGCAAAGATGCCGACAAAGAGGAAGATGGTCGGAAGAACTCAGACACCAGTAGTAACACGTGGAGACGTTGCTGCGGCAGCAGCAGCTGGTGTAGCAGCTGGAGCGTATTGGAAAGATAGAAACCCACGAACCGGCAAAAAGAAGCCAAAGTTGAAGAAAAGGTCTAAAAGCTATATGACAAGACAGTTTACGGATGGTACGTCTAAGCCATATAAAATAATAAAAGGTAGCCAGTTCATTAACCAGAAGTAGGAGTTACTATGTCGGGGATAAGAAAAACTACCTTAGAAAGTAGGTATAAAAAGGCTAAGAGGGGACTTACTGAGGCTCAGAGAAAAAAGAAAGCTGTTGCTACAAGATTAATGAATATAAGAACGAAGCAAGGAACTGAGAAGGGTGGACGGAAAGAGACATACCCCGGTGCTGGGCCAGAGAGGACGAGGAGAGAGAGTAGAGGAGGAAAAGTTAAAATAGTAAATAAGAAATGGAAGAAGGGAGACCCACTAGTTATTGTAGGTGAAAAGCAATGGCAAGAGTATTTAAAATTTAGTAAAAGAAAAAGATCAGATAAAAAAAGCTGATGGCTGAAGAACAACCCCCCTCCGCATCTAGATATGCTCTGCCTTATGTAAATGAGCCAAAGAAGAAGAAAAAGAAGAAAAAGAAGAAAAAGAAGTAAATGGCTAAGCTTAAGCTCCCAGTAAAGATATGGAAATAGATGGCAGAATATTCACAGGAAAGTACACATTATATCACGGAGGACAGTGAAGAAGATAAAGGACTTCCACCTGATATGCTTGGGTTGCTGGTACAGGAGTTATATCAGCAGGCCAGTTCAGATAACGACAGGCAGAATCGTGAAGAGATATGCGAGTCTGCTTGGTTTGCCATGCGTGGCGAGTTTCCTGATACTGTTTCAAGAGCAGTTGAGGTTGCTAAAGAGCGAGGGATATACGTAAATCTTACTCGCAGGAAGGTATCGGAAGCACGTAATAAATTAATAGCATCCACCTTTCAGATGGGCAAGGTTCCTTTTAAGCTTACACCATCAAGGCGACCAAGGTTTGTTGCTCCTGATTTGCTTGAACAGAGGGAACCATATGATGAAGCAATTAACAGGTCTAAGAATTGTGAGCAGAAGATCAGGGATATATTTGATCATACGAACTATGAAGATATTCTGAACAAATGTATCAATGAGATGACTCTTTATGGTACTGGGATTACTAAGTCCATAGTACTTAAAAAGGTTGAATATCCATTATATAGTACTGCTCGGAATGATCCACTGCTGCAAATGATAGAAGAGACAGCGGAATCTGAGATGATGCCGTATGTAGAGTGGATTTCAATATGGGATATATTCCCTTCTCCGGGTGCAACAGGTAAGAGTGATCTGGATTGGATAATTCAGCGTAGGTATCTGTCAGCTCAGGAGTTAAGGGTTCTGGCTGAAAAAAGTAATGGATCAATTGATCCAATGCTTATAGAGCAATGTATCCAAAATGGTGAAGGTATGTCACCTAGTGATACAGGTAGTCTATCTCCCAAGAAAAATCTTTCAGATTCAGACAAGATAAAGCCTTATTGTTTGCTTGAATTGTGGCACAAGGGATTAGGCAGGGAGGATTTAGAGCCATACATTGATATATCAGAGAAGGGTGATGATGAACCCATGCACCTTCCTGTTGTAATAACTGTACTTGGCTCTAAGGTTCTGCGTGCTTCAATGAATCCTTTTGATGGAAGGATACCTTTTGATTTCTGTTATTGGCAGGAGCAGGAAGATAGTATTTGGGGCAATGGTATATTTCAGTCAATAAGAGATGATCAGTCCATGATGAATTTTATCTATGGAATGATTGTTGAAGGCAAAACGATGGCATCTATGCCTATGTTTGCAATGAATCCAAATGCCTTTGATTCTGCACAAGATGATTTTTATGAGATTAAAGCAGGTAAGATATTCAGGA